AGCGTCGGCCCCGTCGGCTCCGTCCAGCCCGAGGTCTTTGCCGTGCTTCTTCTCCATATCCCGTAAACTCAAGCGGTTCCCGGGGGAAACCGTACTGCGGCTACGTTTTCCGCTATCCCCGCCTATAAAATCGATAGCGTCACTGATCGTATCCGAGATTCCGCCGATAAAAGATCCGTCGTCATCGGGGGACGGTAATTGCAAATCACCCTTAGAGCCGGGGAATAGCTCATAGATGCTCTTGTGCCCTTTACTTTTGGCGAGCTGGGTTAAAAGTCTTTTGGCGCGTTCAGGATCGTCCTGCAACCAGGCGTACGCCAAGCGTGCGTCCATTTTACCCTCTTTAAGTGCTTTATCGTAGTTAGCCATGGCGATATATTAGATTCGGTTGTTTATACCTTCAACCGCTTGTAAGCCTTCATTTTGCCCAGCGGAACTCGCATGAATCCATCGGGGCACATGAGACCCGGATTCTTCCGGAGCATGCGATTGGTGATTTTCTTCTTTCGAGGCATCGTGAAGGTGGATGCTCGGTCAATGTTGTAAAGTGCTATGGCCGCAGCCAGTACGTGATCGTCGTGGTGACCGGGAGCCGCTTCGGGCTTTCCCCGCTCATTGATTACGAATACCTTCATTTCATGCAAAATGTCGGGATCGGGGATGTCGAAGTTGCCTTCCATCAATTCCGCAGCCATGTGGTCGATTACCGTCTTGCGGGTGATCTTGTCAGTAGACCATCCGAAACTCTTTTCGACCATTCCGCTGGAATCATTTACCTTGCGGCGGCGGTATACGTTCAAGCCCATCTCCAATAAATACTTCAATAAGGCCAATCCGCTGTTGTTTACCTCGGGTACGATGAAGGCACCACCGTACCAACGGGCAGCCCCTTCCACCTCCTGCGCCAAAACACCGATATCCAGCCTAGAATGATGCACGGCTACCAATCGGGCGACGTGCCAATCGCCATGCCAGTCCTCGAAAGGAGCTTTCCACACCTGAACCGAATGATAATCGGGGTCTGCGGCCAAACCCTGCATCTGCTGGTCTTCACCCGTACAGGTGTCGACCGAAATCAAATACCCGGAGTCATGCTCGGGTTCCTCGTATACGCGCCAATTGCCCGCTCGGTCAGGTGTGAACGCCCCTTTGTTCTCTGATTGCACGGACATGTTCCCAATCTTGGGAGTCATTATCGACGCGTGCTTAACCATGTCGTTCAAACTCTCTATGTGGAACCTCGGGCGACTCGACATGAGGAAACATTCCTCGGGGTCGCTCGGGTATTCCTGCCTAAACTTGCTTATATCGCCGTTACACTTGTCCTGAAGGACTCGCCGACGCCAATGCAAGTTTTCGTAAGATACGTCGAATCTATCCAATTCCGACTTCTCGTCGTCGGACATCGTGTCCTTGAACTCTTGGAGCTCTTCTTGGTTCTTAAAAGGTATTACCGAGTCCTCGAACTCGAACCATGCAGCGAAGATCTTCGCCCATTCGTTCTCCTGTACCCATGTACGGTAAAACCAACCGGCAGGGCCGTTAGGCGTAGAGTCGGCTACCACCAAAGAAACGTTGTCACCGTCGTATAAGGACTGCAAATAACCCAAAGCAGGGTCTCTTTCACCACCCATAGGCCAAAAAGCCACCTCGGTCATGTTGCCAACCTGAATCGTGCCGGATCTACCGGCGTTCTTCGATCCAGCCGTTTCCTTGCCGTAGGCACTTTTACTAGCCAATTTGATCAAATCCGCCAAGTTTCCGCCGTCTTCCAAGTTTACCCCGGTCTCGTCCCACGGGAAAAGGTCGTTCTCCGCGTATCGGCGGTATATCTCGAATACCTTGTCCGATGTTCCGGCTATATCCCCCATCAACGAACCGTTCAAGTTCTCGTGCTTGCGCATATGATGATAAGTCAACGCCTGCGCGCACGTGGAAGCCCCCTTCTGACGAGGCTTCAATATGATCATTTTACACGGTTTCTGCTCCAACTGGCACTCGCGGTAGTGAGCGAACATCTTTTTCTGCAAAACGTTCGGCTCGGGCTTGATGTTCTTGCCCCGCTTGTCCTTGATCATCGCAAACGTGCTGAACCAAACCTCGGGGTCGATCCGGATTAAGTCAGCCAATTGCTGGTCTTGGTCGGTCATCGCGGAAGAGGGAAGGGGTACGATTTAAGGGGGCCTTTTTCGACGGTGTAGTCGGGAGAGTACCTTTCGTAAGGGAGTTTCCAATCCGGATCGTATGGGTTATCGGGTGTTTCTTTCGGCCGCGTATACTTTTTCAGTGTGTGCGGATCCACGGAATATTCTACCTTAGCCGGATCCATGAGGTTATTCACACCCTGCCTAAGTTTAAACAGCCCGCGTTCGAGTAAGCCTTCTCTAGGTTCCACAGGATAGTCGTCACCCCACCCGTACATCCGTACGCGGGGCTTTTCATCCACAGTTTCATTCCCCGAGATTATGTCAAAGGTGTCTTGAGCATGCACTCGACCCCCTTGATCCTTAGGATCCTGTGACATATACATCTGTCCCAGTGTCGGTGTGTATACAGTGCTGCTAGGGTCAACCCTAGAGTTCTCGTCCATGTCTTTGGCTAGAGAGTGATTAATATGATGAGAATATAATTTCCCGGGGGCTTCGTTCAAATTGGGGGTGAATGTCTTATGTTGGCCCGGGATGGGGCTCCATAGGGCTTTGTTTACGGACTCGTGGCCGGGTCTGTCCGGTAAATCAAAACCCTCCCGCCACAATTTCTGCGCTCCGTACTCTTGAGGGAATTCGGCTACCTGTTCGGGCGTAGCCACCGGGTAGATAGGCTGATCCGCATAAACCGACCATGCGGCATTTGGGATGCCTATTTCACCAATGTTCTTCATTAAATCCTTATAATTGTAATAACCGCTTTCGGGATCTACTAAATTGGTCAGCGCCCTCCCCACTAGAGGTCTTGCGGTATGTACAGCCAGGTCCTTCAAAGTTTCCCCCGCTTCGTCCAAAGTCGTGGGGCCCGGGTAATTGCGACTATACTTCCCCAAGGGGGGTTGGTAATTAAACCCCTCGCGATACTTCTTGCCCGCCTGGTCCAACAGGGACGGCACGGGTGGCGGCGGGGTGTACGCGCGGGAGCTGGACGACGTTTCGTCGTATCCGAAAGGCTCTAGCTCGTATTCGTCGGACTCGTAGCTCATTTTCGATTGACTCTATTTAGCTTACGAGCGTACGCCGCACGCTTACGGATCTCCGCAGGCGTGTTCATCTTCTTAATCGTCGCCAAGTCCCACATTAATCGTCGTCGTCCAAGTTAATGTCGGAATCGAACTCTACGCCGCTTCCGCAAAATTGATCTATTACCGCCAATGCAGCCTCTGCCATGTCGTCGTCATCCAAATCAGACTCCTCGTACCATCTCATGAAGATGGACATTAGCTCGTTCGCGAATTGTTCGGCCGGGCCTTCCGGATTTGGGTCGTAGGTCATCGATTTAATGGGTGGTTTCCAGTTCCGTACCACTGTTTCTTTGGGACTCCTTTTCCGGGTACCCCCCCGTAGTCGGGGTGGAACCTCTTTATGTCGGGATTGTCGCGAATCATACGAGAGGGGGCCGGAGTACCTGTCGCCCAATCCGTAGCGGCTAAGGGAGGATGCTCCCACTCAGGGAGGTCTTGAGGAGTGACCTCCGGCGGGGCGGGAGCACTCCAACTCGGGTCGTTCGGATCAATTGGCTGCCATTGATTGGCCTTTTGTCGTTTTCGAAACTCTTCTATGCACATTTCCGGGGGAGGAGGCTCCGTGTCCCTCTTATGATCTTCGACTGTGTAACCGTCGTAATGGCTACCCGTGCCTTCTTCTTCCTTTAGGGCTTCCTTTACTCGTTGATCTTCCACCATGTACTGCGACATCCCCATAGGTAGCGGTAGCGGCGGCAGCGCGGGGCTGGACTCGTGCGCTAATTCCTGAGCCAGCTGACGCGACAGCTCCTTTTGTTGCTGCGGGGTCCCGAATTGGGAGGTCCAAGCTATATGCTCGTCGCTAAGCATCGTTTTCCAGCCCCAAATTTGGTACCACTTCCGCCTCTTTTACCGATTCCGTGTACACATCGAGGATTTCCGTGAGCTGAGCCCCGGAATTTCGTAGTCTGGCCATGATTTCGGCCGGTGAGGCCGCTTTTTGGCTCTCGTCGTTGATTGAAATGTCGTGTCGGGTCGCCGGTTTGCCAAATCCGTACTCTAGTAATAGTCGCGCGCTATGTAATCGGGTCGTGTGGTCGGCTTTTTCGGCATATTCCACCCCTCTTTGACCATCTTCGCGGTTTTTCCGTACTACCGATGTCGCCTGCAAACCCTCGCGGAGGGCTACCATGGCATTCTCGAAGTCATCGTCATGGATAAACTTGTGGATGTCTTCCCGAAGTCGTTTTACCGAATTTTTTACAGTCATATTTTGGCGATATGGGTTCCCTAATCCCAAATACCCTACTATTTGGGTACCCCCCATGCGACCGGTTGTGACCGTTCGTAAATACTCCCCCCGAAAGGATACCTACCTATTTCTGTGATTGATAGGCGATTGGGAGTGGTAGTGATAGTGGTACCCCGGCGGAGGTGGGGTAGTACTAGTGATAGTACTCAGCTGAGCCGTAGTCAGATGCAAAGTCGATACCGTCCTCGGTATTGAGCTTTGTATGTGGCTGAGAGTCAGTGACTTGGAGGAGATGGCGCGTTGGATTCGGAATCCAGTATGACAGGCGGATGGGCGTGCCGAGTGCTCGCAGGCTCCCCATCCCCTGAGCTACTGGACTGTGAATTTAATGCGGCAGTGGAGGATAGTCAAGGACTCGGGATAAAAAAATAGGCCAGCTCGCGAGAGCTGACCTATTGTTGGAGTTCGCTCTAAGAAGGCTTCATAGCATCTTAGCTGCTTTGCAGTTGGCGAAGTCCTTTTGATGCTTATCGCTGTACTCATCGATAAGCTGGAAGTGGATCTTATCTCCCTTGGAGATCTTATCCACG